CACAATATGCTGCTTTTATTTTTTTAACCTGTTTTAATTACAGAGAATAGTTAAATTCTCCTGTTCCTTTGTTGTATAAAAGCTCATTACTGATTTTGTCATAAAAGCAAGGGACTTTGTCGCATTTATAACCACCTCGATTAATCTAGGCTGTAAAACACTTGATAATGTGATACAAAGACTTGTGCAGTTGACTGCACAAACAAACCGACGGCGTTAAGGCTAAAGTCTGTGCCAGCTGCAGGTCTTTTAGCGATGAGCCATAAGTCCTGCCACTTGTTACTATCCGACAGCTGCCAGTACACATTACTCGCTGTGTCTGATGTTAAGTTACTTGCTATTACACTTGCAGGATGTATGTAGTCGCCGTTTATGTTTTGCCGCCAGCACGGTTGTATTTTCGCACTGCTGCCCTGTGCTAGCAGTGCTCTTATTTTAATTAGCACCAGCTTATCCCCGTCACGGTCAAGAGTTATTGTTTTTGACAGTTTGCCATATGCTCCAAGTGCACCATTGCTTGCAAGTGTAAGGCTTGTATTGTCAACACCAATAGTACCCGTGTTGACTTTTGACCAGTTTGTTATATCCTTAAAATTTTTTGCATTGAGCATAATGTTGTTTGCTTGGTTTGGGTAGCACATAAGCGCCTCTAGTGCCGCAGGGTCAATGTACCTTGCAGTTGCAGGTGTCAGTGTGCCTGTGGGGGCTGGGCCAACCTTAATAAACATATAGCTGCTACTTAGTATTATGTTGCCGTTTGTGATGTCAATGCGGATATTTACATCGCCGCTTACAGCAGTGCACTTATCCGTCAATGTAATTGCAGCTGTATTTGCTGATGTGTTTACAATTGCATTAATTGTATCTAAAATTTTACCGTCATAGCTGACAACAGCCCTAACAGTGTCACTGCTAGTTAATGCCAGCAACTCATTACCAGCTGTAAATTTAATTACAAATTTACGACTTAGTTTTTCATTTTGCTGCGCGTAAAATATTTCATTGTGGTGGGTCTTGTCACATTCAAGCGTTATATTTTTTGTTACTATCAATAATATCACCTCTATAATTTTGACTGTAGGTAGCTAGGCACAGAGTTTAAATCGTTTGATATTTGCCTCTGCTTCGCTGTTGCGCCTGCTATTAAATCTGATAGTCTGCTTGTTATGTTACCGAGTGTCATACTGTTGTAACGCTCGGATAATGTATCATATTCATACCCGACAACATACACTGTTGTTGCTATCCCAAGGTGGGGGATCGATAATACTGCACCACTGTGCATGCCAAGCTGTTGCAAGCTTATTAAATTTTTATAATTTTCTGTGTCTGCTAAATTAACAAAATCTACTGTAGTTACCACTTGTGCAGTTGTTAAATCACTTTTGTGTGCTGCGATATAATTATCTGCGATAGGTTTAAGATTGATATATCCTGAGCTTGCTATAGTATCTGTTATATATTCTGTATCCACTACATCTGCAACATTTAAAGCTAAGCACCTGTAGCTTTCGCCGGCTGCAAGCGGCGTTATTTCAACAAAATTTTTTTTACTGTTTAGACTTTGTGACGAGGCCGTAGGGGAGTTATTAGCTATGGTTATAAGCCTAACTGTACCATTACTGTTTTTCCACAGATAATAAGGCAGCAGAGTATTATATGTTGTTGTTTTATCAACTGTGCATTGGTAATCTGCAAGGTTTACTCCGTATGTTATGTGTGGGTATGACTGTCCCGCACTCCGGCTTTGTAGTACAATATCGTAGTTGTCACGGTAACAAAGTAAATTATGTTTTGAGCAAAAGCCTTCACTCTCTCTAAGTAAAAAATCAGATACGCTGGTAATCTCTGTTTGCACAAGAGTGTAATAGTCCGTCGACAAAACATTGCCTGAAAGCGTATATTTGCCTAATCCGAGATAGCTGTTAGTCCGTATAAAAGATGCTATATCCTGTACACTGTTATATCTAAGGTTTGTTGTAAATGGCATAATATAGCCCGCAAGGCCGTAGCTTATATGCTCCGCACAGGCAATAACATTGCCGGTCAGACTTGTTTCCAGGCTATAAATCTTAAATATCTGTAAATTTGATATTTGGTTTGCTTTACATCGGATTAACATATCAATACTAATGTCAAGTGCATATTTTCCGCTACTTGCATATTCAAGTTTTAGCTCATATGTGCTGTTCTTTTCTTCTGTGACAGTGCATGATATTGTGTCAGCTAACCACGCTACTAAATAGCTACCTGTTTTATCCCATAATTGCGGTATCATATTGTCCACCACCTTGGTTGTATTATTACTGTACAATTACCGGTGTGAGATATTGTATGACTACCCTTGCCCAACTCGATAAATCTATCAGGTGATGTATTATTAGTTAATAAATATCTGTTGCACGGCGTACCATCTGATAAATAACAGTCCATAATTTCCGCGTCTAAGATAATATCGTTTAAGTAATTTTTGCCGTTGAGACTGCTTTGTCCTGTCCACGATTTAAAACTATATGATACATTATCTACAGTCAATGTATCACTGAGTGTTGTTGTGCTTGTGTTGCCCGATATGACGATTTTAGGCTGAGCAATATAATTACTTGGGTTGATTAGTGTTAATGCTTCTGTGCTAAAATCTAGCCAATTGTCACCGGCTGTAAGGTACAATTGTGGTTGGCAATCAAAAACAACCTCAAATGTATATATCGCATTATCTCTGTCAAGCTCAAGTGCTTCAGTTAGTAATGCTAATCTGTATTTATCAAGGTTGTAGCTGTCCTCAAGCTTACAATAGCTGCTTGCTTGTGATGATTCGTGCAGCCATGATGCGATTTGTTCTATTTGATCGTGGTAGCTGTTAAAATTATTGCTTTGCAGGACAGCACAGCTATATGTTATTTTAACATTGTTAAATCTTTTATTCGATTTAACATAGCCCCCATTACGCCCAGGGATTGATACAAATTCTCTGTCGTAGTCAGGTTTATTGTGCGGTGTCGCTTTCTGTATAATAATTCCAAAATCTAAACTGTTTTTATTATTCCAGATAAAATAATGAGACTTAAGCATTAAATATAACACCTCGCCGTTGTACCTTTTGGGCTAATTTTCGGTCTATTAATTCTGCAAGCCGGTCAATGTCTTGCTCTGTGTTGTTGATAAATTTTTCTATGTTGATCACTATAATTGGTTTATCATTTGTGTTAGCCCTTGGTTGAGTTTGTTGCGTTTCAGCTTTAATGTGATGAGCTACGGTCGATGTCCATTCTGTGTTGCGTTCAAGCGGTATGACCGCTTCTGCACCGTCCTCGCCTGCTACAAACGTTGTTGCTTTATCAACAATACCGCCTTTAGCAAGCTTTGGTATAAGCGGTGGCTCTTCCGGCATTGAGAAGCTCCAGTCCTGCCCGAATAAATCGCCTAAAGCCCCTGCAACGCCACCAATTGAATCTACAATACCCTTGACTGCGTTATATATGCCGCTCCACAGTGTGTTAATACCGTCAATGATTAGATTGATTGGCGCTTTAACAATGCCGTAGAATGCGTCCCATATACCCTTAAAAAAGGTCTTAATACCTTCCCAGGCTTTTTTCCAGTCGCCGGTAAAAACACCTTTGATAAAGGTTATAATACCGCTAAATGCACTTTTTAAGCTCTCTATAATAGGTTTAATAAACTCAAATGCTGTTTTAAATGCACTGCCTAAGACATTTGCAACGCCTTGGAAAGCCGCCTGCAGTGGCGGTAAAATCGCACTCAACATATTTGATAATAACTCAACTAGAGGTGGAAGTATCATGTTAAGTAGCTCTACAAGGGGCTGTAGGAGCATTAGCAGCAAGTCTATAAATGGCTGCAGCAGCTGTAAAATTGGTTGTAATAAAAGCAACAGAGGCTCTATTAAACTTGTTAGTAGCGGTAGTATCATCTCTACAATTTGTACAAACGGTGGTACTAACATCGTAATAAGCTGAGTAAAGATTGGCAAAATAGCGGTGACTATGTTTGTTAAAGGAGGTATAAGCATATTGATAAGCTCTGTAAGTGGCGGCAAAATGCTATCTATCATCTGCATAAACGGCGGCATAAGTTGTGTGGCTATAACACCTATAGCCGGCATTAGTGCCGATAGCAACTGTGTACCTACTGTTGCCAGCTTCGTTAGTATTGGCTCTGCCGTTGCGCCCAGGCTTGCCATTGTTTCCGACAATGTCGCCTGTGCCTCGTTAGATGCCATTATGTCCTTGTTTGTTTCTTTGTATTGACTACTTGCATCAGAATATAGATCTGTTAATGTTGATGTGATGAGCTGTTGCCGCTCCTGCTCCGTAGAGCATTCAGCAAGTTTGTTGTTAAACTCATCTTCTGACACACCTGCCCAGTTCAAAGCGTCGGCCAATGGTCCTGTTACCTGTCCCACCTTTGCTGTTTCGTTTGCGGCTTCGGTTAGTCCTTCAACCGGTAGGCTATCACCAAAAGTGGCAAACACACCTGTGCAAATGTCTGTCCAAGACTGTAGCTCGTTTTCGGTGTCACACAGCTTAGCAAGATGATTCGCCGCCTCTACAGATTGTCCGCTGTCGCCGAGTACCGCATACAGATTTTTGTATGTTTCAGTAGCAGCTTCTGTGCTATGCCCACTTGTTGAGTATGCTGTATCAAGCTTGCCCATTTCTGTACGATATTCTCTTGTACCCTCCGCAACTGTACCGAGGGCCCCTGCGGCAGCTGTGGCGCCACCTACAACAGCGGCACCCCATTTTCCGGCTGTAGCAATGCCTTTGCCTAGGCTTTCTTTAAAGCTTGATGCTTTCTTTTCTGTTTTGGAAATAGATGTATCTGCTTCATCTGTATTTATAAAAATCGAGCCGAACAGCTTAAAAACTTCAAGCGCCACTGTTAATCACCCCTTTCAGCTGTAGCTTGCAAAATACCTTTTACATCTTTTATTATTTCTTCTTTTGTTTTTCCTTGCTCCTGATTTCCAACAATTCTTTTTTCTAAAAATTGTCCGTTGTCAACTAAGTATGCGTGTGTTTTAAAGTAGTAGTCTAACTCTATCTCTTTTGCACCTTGGCTTAGTGCTGTTTGCAATAGATTTGCAGCAAATTCAATGTCATTTTCCAAAAATAGCGAAAGATTACCGCCGTATCTTTTCGCAACAAAATCTATGCTCTCGTAGTCAGTGAGAGCACAGAGGCGAAAAAACTTTTTAAATCATTTTTAGTAACGATTTCTTTAAACAAAATTATAACTTGTTCAAAATCAAGTGTCGCAATTTCTTCTTCTGTCTTGTCTTCACAAATGTCAGCTAGCAATTCATACAAAGCTCTTTCTGCATTTTTATCAGCTAAGCTTTCTAACAAAATTGCAAATGCCTCTACTCCGAGCTTCTTTTGCAGTTCATCTTGTTTTGCCCCTTGCGTATCCGCTAAGTTTACTGTAAGTTTGGCAAGCTCTTTTTTAACATTTGCTGTGCGCAAAATACGCATAGCAGCAAATACATCTTTAAACATTAATTTCCTCATTCAGCGACCTCCGGAATATAGATACTAAACGGTGCACTTTCGGTATTATCAAAATCTGTATTTTTGCCATTTGCTGTAAATGTAACCTCAACAACGCCGTTGCCTTTGTCTGTGACAGCGTATGTCAAGCCTGCTTCGCATAAAGCGTTTTCTATTTGGATAATAGCTGGAGTTTCCGCTCCCTTAATGCGTCCTACCCAGGTTATGTTGTCAATATAATCATCATCTACAACATAATATTCGCCTGTGATTTTTCTGTATCCTGCGACAGCTTCTGTGTCTACGCTAGATACTCCAAGCGCAGCCTGTACAGTTTCAACGGTCGTTTCGACAAACGTTGCTTTAAGTGTTATTGCCCAATCATCAATAACAAGATCACCTTTGAGGTTACCGCGCTTGCCATCAACCTCAATATGTCTAACTGTTGGTACAGCCGAAAATTCACTACCGCCTTGTGTAGCACCAATGACCTTGTTTGCACTTTTTGCTGTTTCGTAGGTGTCTGTGCCTACATTAAAATTTTTAAACACAACACCAGCATCCATCTGTATGTGCTTCGTTGTGCTGTCTGTTATACCCGTGAAATTTTGAGATTTCCTGATTGGTACTTTAGCCATATGCTCATCTCCTAATCTATTATTTTCATGCTATATTTAACTTGCGTGTGGCAGATGTTTTTATCTTCATCTGTTATTTGTGTGCGTTCTGCACCGGCTGTGTAGATTTTTAGATAGCTCTTGTCAGTTGAGTACATAAACTGTTCTGCGGAATTTTCAAAATCGTCAAGCATACTGTCTATACCGTCTGATGTATTTTTGTCGTACACATCAAGAGTTAAGATATAGTCATTGATGCCATTTTCCCGATTGGTGCGTTTGATTTCGTAGATACACCTGGGATAATTGCTGCTAAAGCCTTGACGGTAAAATACATTCCGAAAATGCTCTATCAGTAAGCTGTTTAGCATTGCTTTTGCTATGTTTGTCCTAGTCATTTCCTATTGTCTCGCTTTCGTTGATTTTCGCCGAGCTATCATCATCAGAAACGCCTGATAAATATTGTGCTTGTATTTTACGTATAGTGTCTATATTACCTTCGACAGCTGATGATAATGCTCCGATTTTAGGCTGTTTAGATGTACCAAGCTCTTGATACCCGCCGTAAAATCCTCTTGGCTTAAAGCCGACCTGCAACGACGGGTATTTTTGCTTTTTCAGTACCCAATACTGTGTATTCTTAGCCAGCTTACCTGTCCGCTTTTTAATCTTCCTGCGAGCAGTTCTGCAAACAAATTTTCCTGTATCTCGTAATGCAGCACGAGCCAGTTCATGCATTGTGTATTTAATTTTGTCTACATTGTTTTCGTACACCACACCGTCTTTTTTAAACTTAACACTTTTCGGCAGTGACATTTGTATCACCTACTATAGCTTTTAAAAAAAGCTCTGTTTTCTCTGTTCCCAGCTTATGATACGCTCTGTAAATTTCAAACCTTTCACCCGCGCAGCGGGCATACCGCTCATTGTTATATTCAAAGCAGTTTACTTCCACGCAAAAATCAGGCTTGAAGCCGTTAGACATAGCTTGATAAAACTCATTTTGTGTGATGCTTTTTGGCCGTGCGTAAACAGCTGTAGATTTTTCTGTTATGTTTGGCTCGCCTGTTGCAGTTGTGGGCTCTTCGGAGTTTATAACTTGTTTAAGCAATTCTATTTCTATAATTTCTTCAAGTGTCATATATACGCCTCCGACACTTTTTGTTGTTTAACCGCAATTGCAGATGTTGTGGTAGAACGGCATCATCTGTTCGGTGGCGGTAACGATGTGTGACATAATCCGCAAGCAAGAGTGTGTCATCTATGCTGTCGTCAATATATACGCCACGCCCGTTCAAATCCTTACAACAAGCAGTGATTAGCTGCAGCAAATAAGCATCACGCAAAGTTGATTTAATCATCAAATCCTGTTTAACTATTGCCAATACATTTTCTATGAGCATCACTCGTTACCGCCTTTTTTGAAATTTTGTTACGCTGTCGTAAAGGATAATGTCGCCAAAACAAACGCACCCGGTCTTGCAGGCTTGCCGTCAAAGCGACCACGACCTTTATAAGCAACCTGGTCGTCTAAAAATTTAACCGACTTGTCACTTTCGATAGTCATTGCTTCTCGCTCCACAAGGGTGTACTTGCCAAAATCTCCATACAAAATTTTGTCTTGCTCCATAAAGTTGCTAAAAACCACGCGCAGACCGTTGACGTTCGGCTCGTTAAATGCTGGTATAGCTCCCACCATACCACCGTTAAGGTTGGTAGCTAGGATGTCGAGTATGCGGTTGTAGTATGTCTGTCTGTGCATAACTGCAACGATTTCACCTGTTGCATCCTCGCCGGTGTCAATTTTTGCAAGAGGCTTAGCTAGTGCTATGACGTTCGTCGGGTCCTTAATTGTGATTTTGTTGTCTACTGGCAATTTTGTAATAATGCCCTCCGGCTGTTTAGATGCACTTCCGGCACCGGTCAAAATCGCTTTATCAAGGCCCAGTGCAATTGCTCTTGCAAGCTTTTTAACAACATACGCATCAACATTGATAATGCTATCCTGTATGATATATTCATCAATAAGTGTTGCTTTGCCAAGTTTATATCCGTCAAAGTCAATGCTTGTAATTGTTCCTACGTCGCCCTGTGTTACTGCTTTGTTCTGTTCTAGCCACTCCGCCGGTGTTGTGTCTGTATCAATCAAAATGCGGGCAGTACCAGAGCATGTAATCTTATCGATAAGAGGGTACAGCGTGGCATAGTCACCTACAATATCCATTATGCGGTTAATAACTACTTGCGGTATTGTCAGTCCCTCACCGCCGACTGCTCTTAAATTTTTTAAGTCGTCGTAAAATTTCACGACATTTTTGTCGCGATAGTAAGCACCTGTTCTCACTAGCTCCCTTACCTCTTGTTTGCTGATTGCTTGCATAGTTCTGTTCACTCCTTCATCATTTGAGCCGCTAGGCGTTGGTCCGCTGTTATTTGCGGCATCATTAATCTGCTTTATATCGGATTTTATGCTTTCAATATCAGACTTTAGGGCTTCTATTTCACCGTCTAAGTCTTCAGATATTTCTTTTATTTCAGTTTCGAGTGCTGTAATCTGTTCATCAACAGCCTGCGTGTCTTCCTCTGTTTCTGCTTCGTCAAGAGCTTGTTCCAGCTCGGCTTCACGTTTTTTAAACTCTGTTTGACGATTAATTAGCTCATTTAGCCTTGTCTGCTTTTTAAGCAGATTGTTTCGTAGTTTAATTTGTTTTAGCATTTTTTAGTGCCTCCAGTCTGTTTTTAAGCAAAGCTTTTCTTTGTGATAAATTTTTTCTGCGGTCAACTGCAAAAGACTTAGTTCGCGCAGTGATTTCTGTATCTTCATATGCCGCAAATGGACATACCGATATTTCAAAAACCTTAGCTTTTGTTACTATGTTATGCATAACGTTATCAGTGATTGTAGGTTCGCTTTCATTTTCATAAAAACCGAACGAGCAAGTAGCAATATCGCCACGCTTTACACGCTCATAAACGTCTACAGCTTGACGGTCGTTCTGATTGATTTCGACAACTCCATACAAGCCCTTTGCGTCTGATTCTAGACTTACAGTGTTATTGCCTGTGCGGCCGAGCACAAAGCCTGTGTCGTGGTTAAATAGACATCGTATATCATCGTTCGCTATACTTTCGTCTAATGCTCCACGCGCGATTTTCTCATAGTAACCTTCAAAAATCTGGACTTCCGTGTCATACACAACAAAGTAGCCCTCTATGTATTTTTTCTCGCTGCCATTTGTTGCTGGATCAGCTCTGACTTTAAATTTGCTGTTAAAGCATAGTCTTCTATTCGCCATTATTGTTACCTCCGTTATTTAACTTTTTTTGATCGCCCAATCGGTCAACTGGTATGTAATTTTCCAATACGTTATATTCATTCATCGCCGGGTTATCGACAGGGGAGTAGTCAAACTCACTTCGCCCTTCGTTACGATTTAGCATTCCGCCGCCAAGCATATCTTTAACAAAAGACATTTTCTCGGTGAGCTGATATTGTATTAGGGATTTCTGGTTAAATTTAAAATACATATCAGGTGAGTACAGGAGCTTTGCTGTTAGTTCCTGTTGTATCTCTGTCGCTATGCTCATTACTGTTGTTGATACAAAGTTGTTATATTCATCCTTGTTAAATGTTCCTACGCCTACCATGAAACTAGGGACGCCGAATGCGCTTGCAATAGATTTAATATCTAGTTCGATGCTGTCTTGTATTGCTAAGTCGTTAAGCGTAAGAGGCTTAACTTCTTTTATGTCAATTTCACCAGCCGGAATAACCCACGGCTCTCCAGCCTCTGTTGTGGATACATAACTATCAAGGATTTTCCTTCGCTGTTGTACATCGGCAAGTTCTTCCGTATCTGCTGCAATACTCATAATCAACGAGGGTTTCCATTCAGATTTCAGAAATCCTTTTTTTGTCGCATTCGACTGCAAAAGCGTTTCTATACTGCTCTTTACCAGTTCTGCATACCCTTTTCCAATATAAGGTTGACTCTCATCCGGGCAAACTTTAAAATGCAATATCTCATCAGGCATTAAAATTTTACTGTTGTAATGGATTGTGTAGTTGTAGTTATCGGTAGAATAGTAGGATAGCTTGCAAGTTTCTAGGGTTTTAAAATCTTGAAAATAACCTGTGCTGTTAATTATCGGTACTACTACACTGTTGCCGGATGTCAGCATTTGCGTAACTATGCGATAGATAAAATTTTTACGTGTCATAATTCTGCTAGGGTATATATCCAGCTTTTTAGATAATTCGTTTTTAATACGTTTGTCACCGTTCTCGGCGTTTTGCATCAGCATAATAGTCATTAAACTGACTAGGTCTGCTATTTTGTGTATACATTTTCTCACTTCTTGATTTTCTGATAGTCTGTGGTATCCGTCAGGTAACAGAACTTTCTTAGCGGCATCAGAATTAAGCCATATCATAACAGGGTCTTGATTTGTTTTGGGCTGTGCCCTTGTATTTTTTCTTTTTTTACTCAATTAAATCACCTCAGCTAAACCATTTTTGTAGCTTGTCCTTGTGTTCCATATCTTCCAGCATTCGTACCACTGCAAATACAGATGCGTCAAATATATCAATCCTGCTTTCACCTTGTACTTTTTCATACTGTATCATATCGTCTGTTTTTTCTATCGCTTTAACATTTTGTACGCAGTACTCGTATGGCTCTGCGTGTAGGTAATATAGTTTCCCGTCAAGTGCTTTCTTTTCAATGTACCTAAATCCCTCCGATTTTTTGTAAAAATATTGCGGTTGGTCGATAATGTTAAATTTATGTTCTTTCATCGATAAAAAATATTCGCGGCAAAACTTTCTATCGTGCCCGACTTGTTTAATTTTAAGTCCTGCCGAACGTTGCTTAATGTACCAATTAACCACTTCGGCGTGGTTTATAGTGGCACCGTTCGACATATCCAGCCAGCCATCGTCTCGCCATCCAAAGAGTGGTATGCTGTCCTCGTCTGCTTTTGTGGCAGCACTTGCTATCGGAAACCAACAATGGGGGATGATTACTAGAACATCATCAACAAGTCCTACGAGGCAAGCAGCTGTAAGGTCATACATTTTTGATAAATCTGTGCCGCCATACCATTTTGTGCAGAGCTTTTTTAAGTCACCTACGGTCCATGAGTAGTTGTTGTCGGATTGTCTAAACTTTTCAATGTCAAAGTATGCTTTAATAGCAGCTGTATAAACATTAAGTGACTTCGCATAAAAATCTTTCCTTTGCTGCGGGTCATTTTGCGCCTGCAGACTGTCATTTAGTATTTCTTTCGGGCGTATCGAAACCCCATATGCAGGGTTTGCCATCTCTTGAATTATTGGATTTGTATAATCTATGTTGCCGTTTTCGTCAGGATCTGCTTCGCAGATAAAAACAAAATACTGCTCGTCTTTAACTGTCTGTTGGAGAATTTTTTTGCAATACTGTAGTTTGCGATAACAAAATGAGTTTTGATTGTCGCCTGCAGTTGTAATACCTATCATCAGCTTATTAGAGTACGCTTTCATAGCCTCCTTAAGCAGGTTATATTGTTTAGGCTTTTTGAAAGCGTGTATCTCATCAGCGATAGCAATGTTGCAGTTGAATGAATCTTGTGCATCAGGATTAGCGGCTAAAGCTCGGCAATAATATGCACCGTCAGCAAATTTAGCTGTAATGCTATGTTCGTTGTTGTTGTTTATTATTCGGTATCTGTCACTGTCTGTTGCAGTTTCCACATTCTCACGCATGAAATTCCAACTTTCCAAAGACTGTGGAAGTCCTGCGGAAACTATGTAAATTTTGGTGCCTGATTTACGATAAAGCACACCTAATGCGTGAGCTAGTGCTCCTGCAAAGGTAGTCTTTATGTTTTTACGAGGAATAAAAATAAGTGCCTCGTGAAATCGTGTTATTTTTTTGTCTTTGAGATAAAAACCTAGGAGGTTGTAAATGATAAATTTATGATAAGGCTCAAGTTTAAACGGCTTGCCGCGCAATGGGATTCCGTCTATAGTTTCTCCCTGGCGGTGGGTAAAAGTCTGCTCGATAATTGCAATAACCAGTTCTGCGTTTTTTGGCTCAAAATCATAATTGGGGTTTTGTAAATCTCTATAAAATCTTTCGCAGGCAAGTTTTAACATTTTGCACGCAATTTTTTTACCTGAAATAATGCTGTCAACATATGCCTTTACAGATAGCCAGTTTGGTGCATCCTTAAGCTCCATACATTTTCAGCACACTTTCCAAACTTGACTCTTTTTTGTTGTTGTCGTTTGCTGTCAGTTTGTCGTTATATCGTTTTAGCCCTTGTGGAGTAAGACCTAACTCACGCATAACTGCTATGCTGTCACGACGTAGATTTTCGATAACCTGATACTCTGGATTTTTTTCAAGGTTTGTGTTACCATTCTTGTTTGTGTGCTCAACAACGAATTCGCCTCCATTGTTTATAAATTTTTGTTCAGCGGCGTCAAGGTCGGCAAGCATTTTTGACAAAATTAAAATTGCCCTTGTAAACTCTTTTTTGTAAATTCCGAGGGATTTCATATATCTGACTATTTCATTTTTTGCCTTTTTTTCGTCCATTTTTGAGCACCTCCTAAATGCGGATTTTATAATATATAACAATTTAAAAATATATGTCTATTTGCCCTTAGTAATTTTGCCCCCCTCACCTCAAGTCTCTGCAGAGTTGGAAAGAGTGCCTCTCCCTCGGTCTCTTAGAGCTTATGTTTTGGCTTTTGCAGGGGGCGGGTTCGGCGCTGCAAGGACCTGCCGATCGCAGTAAGCTCGTGCGTATTCCTGTCGTGCATAAGCTCATGAGCATCATTGCTCAGCGATATGAGATTCCAAGGCTTAAATGCGTATTCAGGGTATGTATCGGCAGGGTAGATGTGATGAACCATTGTTGCAGGTACACGCTTGCCAAAGCGCTTATAATACTGGCAAATGTATTTATCTCTTTTCAGTATTTTTCCGCGTAGAGTTTTCCATTGCTTTGATTTATAATTCATAAATTTTGTCTTTCTCGCTGATTAAATTTTACTATGTTGTTATGTCCTACTTTTCCCTGTAACACAAAAGCCGCCCAAGCGGACGGCTAATGCGTGTGTTTTGAATAGGGGTATGTCATATACTTGGTTGTGAAGACAGGATTTGAACCTGTGACACACAGCTTATAAGGCTGTTGCTCTGCCGACTGAGCTACTTCACAGCATTTGGAGCCATTGCTGGCCCCGTTTTGGAAAGGCTTTTTGTATCTGGGTCGACGATAAAGACAAGAAAAAGCAATATGCAAGTTGTTGGCGGATGAGCACCAGTCAGAAAAGCACTCACAGCCGCCCGCTTCTTACAATGCTATTTTACAACTAAAGTATGTCCTAGTTTTCCTTTTAATCGACTATTTTATCTAACTCAAAATAAAAAGCTCTTCGCCATGCATAGTAAGTATTTTTACTTAGCTGTATTTCGTAGTAGCACTGTATCTTAACCAGAGATTCCTTGCCCGTGATTATTTGCAATAAATGCTTTTTTATTTTGTCATTGTTTTTTATCGCCTTGGTGCTTGCTGTAGCTTTATCAACAGCTACTTGTACTGCCTGTATATTTTTTTGATATTTTATCTTTTTGGATGCACTAACCGCATTTGATTTTACAGCCACGAGCCATTCAGCGTATTGCCTTGTTTTTGCTTTGAGTTCGTAGTATCTTTGCTTGCTGATTCCATGGATTTTAATATCACGCTCATTTGGCATCTAACTCACCTCCGGCTAGATAATTTTCGATTACTTTTTGTGCACTTTCCCAGCCATAGCATACAGCTGTAGCATATCCATTTTTGCATAGCAAATTAAGCCATTGACACTGGTTTGCAGATGGCTTGTTTTTACCGTATTTCATTTCGATGTATAAGCCGTGATACTTTCCGCGCGGTACGGGTAAGCATATGTCAGGCACTCCCGACTTAACGCCTTGCAATTTTAAATTTCTGGCTTCAAGCTGATTTCTGCTACCACCATTCGGGATATGATGGAGCAGAGCTAAGCAGGGGTATTTTGCTGTTGCAAAGTTTGCCCACCTAAACAATTTGATTTGTTCGTTTGCCTCGTGTTGCTTTTTTGGCATTTTTCTCATTCCCCTTTTTGTACATTGTCACAGAAACATACCAGTGTAGGTTGTATTCGTTAAACACTTGTGTGCATTCTAAGAAATCATAGCCTCGGTATCTGCGTTCCCAGTAGCCTGAATCGTCTACACGCACTGTTGCCATACGCTCAACAACAGCTCTGCTTGTCTTGCCGTCTTGTGGTTTAAGCTCTACCGGCTTTTTTAAATTTCTACTGCCGGAAAATCTTTTTTTACCCTCGGGTGATTTTGCAATATACTTCGCTGCGGCTTTTGGGCCAAAGCTACGTGGCTGGTATCTGTCACAATTAGCTGTGCCTGAGAGCCACAGATTTTCTGCAACTGTTCTGTCCATACTCGACATAAACATGTGCACGTGCCAGTTTGCTTTGCTTTTGTTTTTTCCTGTTTGATACTCTGACTTTTCAATTACATATAAATACTTTATTTCCGGCATATTGTTTTTTTGTCTGTAATTTTTTAGTCTGCGTATGTAATTTTTAATATCTTTTTTTAACTGTGTTTCTGACTGTGGTATGTTGTCTGCTTTGTATGTTAAATGACAAAACAAATCTCCTTCATCAAAATTAGCGTTGACTTTTCTAATCAATTTCTTTTCTGCATTTTTCTTGTTAAGCTTTTTTTGTTTTTCTTTCGATATCTTTTCTTTTTGCGATCTTGTAGGTATCCTTGCTCCGTTGTTATAAACTGGGAAAAATTCTATCTCCAACAATTTTCCACTTTTTATTTTCTTTTCCCTAATCAATTTTTTCACCGTCCTTAAGATAATACCTACTACAAGCTCACAAGGGGATTTTCACCCCTTAATTTTTTGTATGTTTTTGCCCTCGCGGTGCTTTTGCGAGGGCTGTTTTTAACTATATATAATGTAACGTTTTGTTTTAGTCGTTTTGTATTGATAATTCCAGTTGGTTGTATGCGTCTCGTATGGCGTCGGTTTTTTCATCACTTGTGAGAGATATCAGCACAATTGCTCCGTAGTTTATTAATCCACTTTTAACAATTACTGTTTTTCCAAAGCCTTTGATACGCAGATACATTTCTGTGTCGCCTTTGCAAGATACAGCATCAATATAAGCTTTGTCTACTGCAATAAGCCCAATGCTTGATTTATAGACAAATATTTCAGCTGCAGAAGTTTTGACCGAAAAGAAGTATGGTTCAATTCTTTCTTCGTATGTCTCTGCATCTGATGTATACATTTCATCAATGTCCACCATTTCGGAAAATGCCCATGTGTCTCTTTGATTGTCATTTAAGCCGAGTAAGTTTTTAACATTCTCTATCGTGCAAAATGGGATACCCAACATAGGGTATATACCAACTCCGTTGGATAGGTACTGTGTGTTTGATTTACTATCTGTAATTAATATTACTTTATCGAGCTTTTTGCAAAGAGCTAAGATTTTATTAAATTTCATTCTTTTGCCTCCGCTTTAGCACTGCACTCATTTTCTATCCTTTTCATTTGTCTTTTTAGCTTGTAATCTACCCAGTGGTTTATTCGGTCTTGCGACAAGCTATCAACAGCTTGCGATATTTGTTCAATCATAATTTTTACATCAGCAAGTTCCTCAAACAAATTCTCGGCATTTGTACTTGTTTGTTTATAATCAAATTTCATTGCTGCTTGACCTAACTCACAGCATTCTTCGACGAGTTTATGTAACTGTGGTTGTTTGCCATAGTATTTAAGGATTTCACCGCACATCATTTTATGTTCTGTTGTCATATTTTTTAAACTTCCTTTCCAAGATTATCCGCTAGCAGCTGTAACATTTTATATACAGCTGTAGTAAACTTTTCTTTGTCGTCTTCTGCAGAGAGCTCCGTTATAGCTGTTATCATTTCGTTATAGTCTTTTTTTAGCGCTTCGAAGTATATCAAGACTTTTGCTTTTGCCGGGTCTGCTATTTCAACCTGCTTTTGTAAAGAGGCAATTTTATCTTGTGCTTCTTTGTATTTTTGCACAGCCTGATTTTCATCCTCTTTAAGTTTCTTAAGCTTTTCTTTGCTTTTTGCTTGGGCAGCCTTTACCGCTTCCTCGAGTTCAAGTTTTGCTTTTTCTTGTGCTTCTCTTACAGACTTCTCTACTTCTGCTTGCATATCTGCAAGCGACATGGTGTTTTCTTTGCCTAGTTCCGCGTCGAATTCTGCTCGTACCTCTGCAGTTATTTGCTTGCGAATATCCGCCTTTTCATCGGCAGTAAGCTCTCTGACAGCTACTTCAACCGGCATACTTTCCAGTTCCAGTATTTTTTTGTTAAGTTCTTCAATTTTGCTCTTATTCTGCTCACTGGTTGACAACAAGTCAATATACTTTTGATGTGCTTCATCAGCTTGATTTTCTGCTGCCTGTTTATCGTTGCTTAACAGTTCAAGCTGTTCTGCTTGTTCTTTGTTTTTTCTGACAAGTTCTTTTATTTCTTTTACTGACATCCCTTCAAATGTACCTTCTGCCAGTTCTGCTGCCCTGTCAGGTGCAGGCAACTGAGCTATAAGCTCTAGTTTTGTTATACCCAGGTTTGCATTTGACTGCAAAACTGTACTTCCGAGTTTTTCGTATGTGCTTATGTATGTGTACGCTTGTCTTGCTTTGATGCCGACTTTGTCTTCGCAGTATGCATCAAATGTTGGCATATTTAGCTGCAGATATAGTTTTGTGTCTCTCATTTGCTTTAAACCTTGACACATTTCAAGCAGTGCCCCTGCGGCTATTTCTGCATTTGCCATAATTTTACTGTGCAACTCCGTTGCCTGCCGGTATTCATCTGTGATTAATCCTTGTGACATTTGTTTTTCTTCCTTTCTTTACGCGGCTGTGTGGTGGTTCTTGTTTGTTGATTGTAAAACGTTAATATATTCATCTACAAATTTTTTGACTGCCGGATCGCAGCTGTAGCTTGCATTATGGATTGTTCGACATTGTATTAACACCTTCTTTATCGGGTCAATTTCAAGGGTATAGAACGGTATGTCCGGGCAGTCCTGCTTACGCACAAGCAATATCATTACTTTACCTGCTATGTATCTGTCTGAGTAATTGGTATAAACGCAGTGCTTTAATGTTGTACCCTCAACATATAGTTCTTGTTTGCCCCGCGCCGGGCGAACAAAGAAGACACCGTTTTCGTAGCTATATTTTTTACAAAGCTTCTTGTATTTTGGATAAAAACTTGCATCTAATTCTTCAAGCTGTGCAAGTTCTTTTTTTGCTTTTATTTCTGCTATCAGAGCAGTAAGCTGCGTATGTGCTTGCTGTAAGCTCTGCGGAAATAATGTACCTTCATTGCACTGCATTTTTAAATACATTACTTGATTGATATAATCTTTATAATCGCTTAGTGTATTTGCTATTACATATTGGTACTTTGCACTATTGCGATTACGCACATTCGCTTGTTTTCTGATGTACTTAAAGATATTATTGATAGTATACGGCTTAACCTTTTTTATTATTGCTGATAAGGTATTTAGTTCTTTTAACGACAAGCCGCTTATATTGCTCTGCGTTTGTGCAGAGCATTTGTTTTGCTCAACTATCGTCGCTACCTTAATATCCCTCAAAGTAAAGTCTTTTGGTAATTTAGCTATTGCTGCTTTACTTATGTTTAGTGCTTCTGCGACTGTGTTTTTGTTAAAGTTAATAATACCTTTAGTTGGTAAGTCATATATAAGCTTGTCAGTTAGCAGTTTTGCAAAGCCTTGTTTCATCATTCGCTCTACTAAAATTGGATTTTTGGAGTACAATTCAAGGTATTTTCCTGCAAGCTCCGGACGATCACACAGCTTATCTAAGCAGCTGTATTTATACTCTGTCTTGGCTATAATATTGTTCCAATTTTCGGGATGATATGTCGCTACGGTAAACACTGTATTAAAATAAGTGTTTCCGTAATGAGGCGATGGCTTAACTATTTTTTTTACTGTTCCCCAATATTTTCCTTCATTACGTAGGTAGTCTAATGCTCCCCAGTACGGGTTACAGCAGCGTAGACATACCTCGTACTGGTTGTGGAAGTAAAGCCTGAAATGTTCCGAATACTGAATATTGGGCAGGGTATTGTCAGCAAACAAATTAACGTCGCCCCATTTTCTGCAGCAATAAAATGACCTTATAACTATACCGCCATATTTCACCGGCTGTAGGATAAAAAAGTATCCGTAATCATTAAGTGCTTTTCGACCACGGCCGTTATCTTTAAATTGCACCATAGCGCCGCATTTTGGACAAATACCGCAATCGTTATGCTTCGCTTGGGAAAATTCAATATCCTTATGAGTTATTTCACGACCATATGGGTATACTTGACTTTCGGCTTGGCAATGTGTGCAAATTCCTGTTTTTTTACCGTGCCGAGTTTGCGTAAAAAAATAGTTATTTCCGTTATTAGCAAATAGCGTATTGTGTACCCAACTGTCAATATCATCCGGCAGAGGCGGTATGCGGGAATCAAGCTTGTCCCTGTCAATCATTCTGATAATTTTTTTGCTTTTATTTGCCATGTCAGTCACCTCACAGCAAGTCAAGCAGATTTAGATTGATTGTTTTATCTGCTGCTGTAGATTTTGTTTTGCCGCTTTGATCAGATGTAACAATTGTCATAACTACATCAATGTTTGCGGTTGGCATATAAAACTGGACTGCTTTTTTGTATGCATCAATGTCAGATAATGCGTTGCCTATACCTTTTTCAACACTTGCCATACAATCCTGGAATGTCTTGCTGCAGTCGTGCACAGCTTCAGCAAAATCCTCTGACTGTTCGCAAAAACTAATTAATGCGTCCAGTGTTGGCTTTGCCATCACCTTTGCTTTTTGCCCGTATTTTGCTTTTTTGTGTTGCTCGTTTAGCTGCTCAACAGCTGTTTTTTGTAATTCCGTCATTTATAAAACCTCCGTTTATTGTTTGTAGTCAACTGCAAAATGCTAATTGACATTTATTATCTAAGAGGCTATACTAATTGTGTGATATTTCGTAAGCCTCGGCTTGCTAGCCTGTACAGTTATACAACAGCTGTGCAGGCTATTTTTTTATCTTATTAAGCTCATCAGCTCTAGCTTGAGCTTCTTCGGCTGTGGCATATGTACGGTCGTCATAATCTCTGTTGCTGGAGTTGTTTGCTAATTTATTGTCGAATAAACAATACGCGAAATATTCGCCATAATAGTTTTTACTCACTTCCCACATTTCTCATTCACCTCATTACCAAGCTAGAAATGTGTGAACATTTAAAAATGCAATTTTCAACTAAATTATTATTCTTATCTGTGCAAAAATAATAATTTTGGGGAATAAACAAGTTTGGTTCATCCTTAAATTCTTCTTCGCCTGTTTTGTGTAGAATCCCCAAAATTTGAGTTCCGTCAAAAAATATAATTGAAACGTGCTGTCCCAGACATTTTTCTAGCTTGTTTCTCGTCATTGTGATACCTCCTCGGGATGATATTTCTGCAGATAGTAGCTTCCGCCGCTTATCCTCTTAAGCCTTGGCTTAACAGTGATAAGGAACTAATTTACTTATCAACTGTTAGCTGACGGTTTCCGGGGTGCATACGGACAAATCCCGTCTGATTTCTAACAGGAAGTCAGACGGGATTTTCGCTTTATATTTCGAATTATGGAGGACATACCATGAAAACCTTAATATCTTGTGCTTACACTATGGATAATTGCTGTGTGGAACTGAAATTCAGGGACGGCAGAATGATTGCGATTGACACTATCGCTGTTGAGAACGAGATTGCAGACAATATGTATCAGCGGTCAGAGTTGGATTATTTGATCTACAATGACCCGATAGCATATGCTGACTTGATATTGAATGGCGATCCCGAAACCTATCTGAAAACTGTAACAGAATACAAGCCTTTGGATAGCTGACAACACGCTGCCCGCAGGAGAAAATCCTGCGGGCGTTTTTCTGTTTATA